ATATTCCAAATTATCTTTATGCTTTTCGTACCAATCTGCAACACATTGTTGTACTATAATTTTTAGTTGGTCGATGATACCTAATACATCAATTCTTCTAATTAAATTACCTTTAAAGTCGAAATAATTAAACGCCTCTAGTTCTCTTATCTTTTTAATAGCTTCTTCAATGTTCATTTTGTTACCTCGCATTTAACTTACTCTCTACATGCACTATCGCATCACCAATCCACTCTTTGACATTAAATTCTTGCTCAATATCTTGAGTCCTTGGCATAACGTTAATATCACTAAAACTCAGCATGTCGTCTTTTGTATTTTGCAAAAAATAAATGTTTTTAACTTGTCTTGTTAAAGAGTCACCATGCACCACCACACCATTTATCCCTCTTATAGACATATTAAAGAGTAGAAACGGTACTGCTTTGTCCGATAACTCTTCTACGTGATACCAGTATTTACTCGGACGATAAGTAAATGGACTGTCATTTAATCGTTGTTCTTGCCATGCTTGGATAAGTATCCCACCCGTCCCGACTGCTACCTCGTAGTATTGATTACCACTTATTATTTTAGATAATAGTGTACTAACCGATTTAGGCGTAAAGTCTTGCTTTTTATTTTTGCGGTCAGCTTGTTCTTCCTCAAAATATTGCATAAACCAGTCGTAAGATACATCTGTTTCATATTTCAAAAACTGTCTAAATATATCCTCACGACTATCTTTATCAAAGAGTATGTCCGTAAGTCGTTTGGGTGCTTTATAAACTTCGTCGATGCCTAGTATGCGATGTATCTCATCGATCTTAATCATGTTACCCTCCGTTGTGCGTAAATTCCGCAATTCGCTTTGTCTGTCTAGCTCTATCTTCGCTAGCACGTTTAAGCTGCTTTTGTGTCCTGCTTAGCTGTGTACGTAGTCCTGTGATTTGCGACTCGTAATATTGTCGTGCGTCGCGATAGCTAAAATACGACACGGTTACCATCATCCCAAATATTGCGATTGCAAGAAACAATAGTGCTTTCCAATCGTTTTTTAGGACATTCATTATTTTATTAAAGTTATCACGTAAATTTTGCAACGCTTCATCTATTGTCATTCTTCCACCTCTGCCAAAATATAAGTCAAATCTCTTCCGTAAGGAGAAAGTTGTACGACTTGATAACCAACAACTGTCACTTTTGCGTACTTGTTTTTGTCGATAAAATCGTTCAGGTGGTCTGTTGCACTTTTCCATTCGTCCTTAACTTCAATATATCTCTTCATTCTTCCACGCTTTCGATTAACCAATATTCAATGAGACGCTTTGTATATTCGAGTGCTTTTTCTAAATCCTGAGTCGCATTGCCTTTGTATCTATGTCGTTTAATGTATTTATCAATGTGACTTTCCATGATTGCGACAAACTGGTCCCATGGGTACGTCTTATACCACGACTCAATCAAATCAATTTCTCCGTGATTATAATGCTTTGGTTTATGTACTAATTCTTCTATCATCACTCCACCTCTCTCAAAAAATTTATAATCAATTTACACTCGCTCTCATTTGGCAATATTCTGCGTTCTAAGAGCGCTTTTAATTGCCAAGTATAAATGCCTATCTTATCTGCTAAAACGTCATCAGACATCTTTATTTTGCATCTGTGAGCTATTAACAGCTCTGATATATCGTAAGGCAACAGATTATCGTAAGATCTAGGTGTATATTTAATATCGTTATGCCACTGTCTGTGTCTTTTCATAGACCCATTCTCCGAGCTCTTTCTAGTGCGTCCGTGCGTTTGATTTTTTTAACGAGCTTAACGTCACCGTAGTTTTTAAACATCCACTTTTCGTAAATCTTGTCATCCTCATCTGTCTTTTTTTGTTTAAGGCGGTAAGACTGCTTGATTAACATTATCATTTCCTTTGTCGTGTAAATTCGTTGGAACCACTCCAATACATCAGGTGGCGGCAATCTGTTTAGTTTTTTATAGTATTTGACAGATCTATAGACTCTGTCAGCTTCTTCTTTGTCTGCGATGGTAATGTTATCGTCTAAAAACGCTTTAATTGACGGCTCCATTTGTTTGTAAAAATCATCTACTAGTGTCATTGACTATGTTTAAGGCATCTTCCACTGACCGAGCCACTCCTACAAGCGCTCCTCTAGATGCCATGACCTCCATAAATTTTTTCTGTTCTGGTCTTATCCGACCTGTTTCATTTTTAACTTCGATAAAAAATATTTGTCCGTTTGGTTTAAATCCAAACAAATCACAAAAACCTTTTGGTAAACCTGTATCAAAAAATCTACCATCTGCTGTTTTCACCTTTCCGACATTTGCTCGAAATACCATATGCCCCGCTTGTGATAATTCCATTCGGATAAGGTTTTGGATATCATGTTCTGATAGTGACGTAGCTGACTTTTCGTTTCGCTGATTCAATCGTTAATTCAAACTCCTCTCTCGTAAATACGTCTCTGCCTTTAACCGTCCCAATAATTGATGTTAAATCATCAATATCGATACCATTTTCAAACGCCCAACACGCTCCTTTAAACAAATCATTATTCCTGTTATATGATGTTCCAGTTGCTACACGTTCATAAGCCTCTCGGCCTTCGTGACTTCCGTTTGATGTATATGTGACAGAACCTCCAAAATAGGTTGTTATACCTTCTTGTTTTGGTTTAAATGCTTCCTCTTCAAATTTTCCATCATAATAAGGTAATGTTTTAACTGCTTGTAAAACTTCACGTCCGTCAGATGGGAATATTTTGACAAAATTATTATCATTCGCTTTTATGTCAACACCAGGCATTACTCCTATTTTTTGCGTGTAATTAATACCATCGCGTTTTTTAAAGAGTATGTGCATACCACCACTTGCAGTTAATTCTGCGAATGTATTTTTAAAATTACTGATTAATTCGTTTTTATACTCATGCCTAATAATTGACGAATAACCATCTAGTCCATTGTCATACTTATCAGTCGATAATACAGATAATAAATCAATCCCCATCTTTTTTATCATTATGTATAACTCTTTAGCTAACTTCTCGTCCATGTCATGAGTATCAATATCAATACACCAAATGCCACGCATTAATAAAGCATAATCACAATTAAACCAGTTTGTATTTTTGATCACTTCTTCCGTTATTTGGATATCTTTAAACTTAATCATTGGCGTTCCAGTATCTTTTCTAAGCGGTATAACCTGATATCCTTTTTTTAAGAATGAAAGTGCTGTTGTGTGGTACATAAGGTAACGCACCCCCTTTTTTACTACGTAACCTCTAAAACGTTGATATAGATAGCATTAGAGAAGGATGGTTACGCAGTAACGCAAAATCACCCTACCCTACCCCTATATATAAATAAATAATTAATAAATCATTAATTAGACTTATTGTTTGTTACTGCGTAACCTTTCTTAAATAAATGCTGAAATCGATTGGTACTAAAGAGATTGAGTAGGTTACGCAACATGGAAAATTCTGCGTAACTTTGCGTGACCATGCGTTACCTTTTTAAAGGATATATTTATCAAAACGTGTTTTATTTTCGATTTCATACCCTCTGACTGTTTTCCCGTTAACTTTCTTCGACCTGCTACGTACACCAATTTCAGATATGGCTTTACTTAATGCATGATTGCTTTTTCCGTAAACTTGTAATGATAAGTCAATAACTTCTTTGTTATCAGTTCGCTGTACAAAATCAACTTCTTGTAATGCATTTATTAAAGCAACTTGAAATTCGTCTAAATCGATATCATTAAATACTTCAACATCTTTCCATTGATACCATTTACCAATTTTTTGGAAACGCTCGAGTGAATTTAGCAGAAAACCGATACATCCATCGATTTTTGGATTTTTATCACAGTCAGTAAATGCTAGCCAATATTTCCTGAATATGCTCTCTCTTTCATAATCAGTTTCAGTTTTTGGTCTATCTTTAAACTGAATTAAAACCTTTCGTCCATTCATTTCATCCGACAGCGCAACAGTACGGTTGGTGTCAATACACAGAACACTCGTTAAATTAACCATTGACTGATTTTGCCCAATTGCTCGTGCAACGTGTGTTTTCTCTGTTGCAATAATTTTAAGTACACGCTCCATTGCATTGCCTTGAATATCTCCCTGTTCCGTCGCTAGAGCCATTTCTCCACCCGAGAACATCGCCCACGCCTGTAACGCTTCAAATCCATTACTTTTTAATGTATCTAGCTCAACATCAATCTTATTGAATAGACCAGATAAAGCTATATGCCTTAACCCTTTACCAGTCCTTACTCCAGATTTTGAGATGAAGAAGTTGGTTTTAGGTCTAACACCACACGCTACTTGGGCGATAAAATAAGATTGTAGTATTGCATTGTTTAACGAATTGCTATCTGCAATAACGTACTCAAGATATTCTTCTGCAATAGACTTACTGTTTATTGCTGTTTTGTAGTCTACTTCGTAATACTTAAAATAAGATACGTTTTGCAAAGGCGGTTGGTTAATGATTTCAGAATTTTCAAGGTCGATTATGAAATCCTTGCAAGCAATCTGATATGGTTCAATATAATTGATTGGTTGGATGTTTAATGTTTTGTGGATACCTTGTAGTATCTCTAAAATGTGACCAGAGTCTTTGAAACCATACTTAGTCTGAAGTGTAAAATCATCAATCAATTTAAATTGCTTATATCGAATGTCATAAAGTTTATTCTCAAAAAACGTGTAAGCACCTAGAATGTAGTCGATAACTAGTTTTGCAAATGGTGGAAAATTATTTTCAACGGAGTATGTGAGATATTCATTGCCTTGTTTATCAGTCTTTAGAATTGTATCTCCAAATAAAAAGCGATAAGTTTTTCGTCCATCTGACACAAAATACATGACATCTTCATCTTTAACCATTTCTGAATAAAACAGTTTGTGGATATACCCATTGTGATCAATTGGGACAATTTTAAATAAGTGTTTTCGTAATTCAGCTTTAAGCACTGACTCGCCGAAGATTGGGTCTCCCCAATCGGTTTCGGTTGTCAATTTTGATAAAGCTTCAATAAATTCATTTGATGTCATTTATCCCCCAGTCTAAATTAGAACGGTAGATCGTCTTCTTCAATCTCCGCTTGTGTAAATCCAGTTGCTTTTTCTTTCCATACGTGGTAGCTGTTAGGCACATCGCTTTGATTTGCGTAACGAACTTTCGGGTATTTATTTCCGTTATATTCGTCAAGTTTAACGGTTACTTTTGCAGTGCGTCCTTTGAAGTCGTTTAAAAACGCTTCAAAACTATCGTAGTGTTGCCCCTCTTTGATACCAAGTGCTTTTGCTTTACCCATTAAGATGCCGATATGATACTTCCCAGTTTGTGAGTTGGGATATTGCTCATCCCATAAGTGGTAGTTTTGCATTTCTTGCTTGATATCGTTTCGAACAACGTAGTCAATAACAACACGTTTTTTGCCGTTACGTTCATTTACTGCTTCATATGCATCATAGACAATCATTTCGTATGGTTGTTCTTTGAATTCTGCGTGTTCTTTAACTTCTGAAAAATCTGTTGTAAATCCTGCCATGTTTTTATCCTCTTAATTTCTTTTTTAGCCAATTGTAGGCGCTATATATTTCTTTTTCTGACTTGCCTGTTACTTCGGCAAGTTCATTAACGTTTGTTTCTACCCAATCAGTTTTTAAGTAGAAATAGATAAGTTTATATAATGGTTTTCCTTTACCAGCGTCTTTAACTCTAGCTTGGGCAATTTCCCAGTTTGTTTTTAAATCTTTACCAAACTTCTTATTAGCAAGTTGTTTGATTCTAAACCGCTCACGTTTTATGAGTTCAAGTTCTGCCTCTATGCGTTCTTTCTCTTGTTTTTCTTTCAATCCAAAATCATGATTGCATAATTCACAGAGCTGTTGACTAAGTGGCCACAAAGCCGAACACACAGAACATTCTTTTGCGTGTACCGTGTTAGTTTTATTCGACTTCTTCTTCCACCCTCCTCGGAAATAATTCTCCCAATGATGCGGTGTGTCAGGTAAGCCGTGAATATTCCAATTTCCTACGTGATCTAAAATGATGGCTTTTTTATTAGGTTGATATCTCATCGACCGCATAGATTGTTGCAAAAATAATACTAATGATTTTGTAGGTCTACAAAGAATAGTTACTGTACAATCTGGGACATCGAAACCTTCTGATATCAAATCAACGTTACAGATAACTTGTATCTTACCGTCACGGAAATCTTTCATGATTTTATCCCGTTTGGCTTTAGGCGTTTTTGCATCTGCGTGTATTGCATTAATTCCCATAGATTGGAATTCTTTAGCAAATGCCTGCGATGCTTCTACCGAGTGAGCGTATAAAATAGCTTTCTGACCGTTCGCTTTTTTTATATATTCTTGAACTACATCACCAAAAATCTTTTTACCAAATGATTCGTCAATCGATTTATTGGAGTAATCTCCGTTTTGTACTTTTAATTTCGCAGTATCAATTGATAGAACACTGTAATAATCATATGGTGCAAGTTTATTATTATTGATAAGCCACTCGACCGTTTTACCAAGAACCATAACATCGTAAGTGTCTGTAAAACCGTCGCCTGATAGACGCCAAGGTGTGGCAGTAAAACCAATCCTCGGCACGTCTGAAAAGTATTCATAGATTATTTGGTAGGTACTAGCTTTCCCATGATGACCCTCATCTGTGATAATTAAGGTTGGTTTTGTTAATTTATCCAAGCGGTTTTTAGCTTTACCAACTGTCATTAAATCCACTTTATTCATGTCAATTCCATGGAATTTAAAACTATTAGTGATTTGGTCAATTAATTCTTTGCGATGGACCAAGAATAAAACGTGTCCGTTTTTTTGAGTCGCTGACTTAGCAATATCAGAAATGACTACTGACTTACCACTTCCAGGTGGACTAACAATCATCACATTATGCTTTAAAATATGTCTTCTTGCCTCATTTATAAGTTCTGTTTGATATTCGTGTAAATGGTATACCGTTACGCATCACTCCCTTCGAAATTAAACAACTCTTCCGCCTTACAAACGGTCCTATTATCAAGCCTATTTTTTGCATATAGTCCGTCGCTGCCCTGCAACAAAATTCCATGCCCGCCCGTTTTTGGATTTACTTGAATACGTCCGACAACATCGGTTAAACCTAGCGTTTGGCTTAGGACTTGTTTGCGGATATCTGGCACGTATTGCGTGATAATTTGTCCGCTCTCGAGCGTTAAATCTTGCGTTGATTCCCAAGCAGTCACAAAAATATTAGTAGGTTGGCTGTAAATGGTAGTCAATACTCGTAAATAGTAATTGGTCCACATGTTGTATTGTTGCAATTCGTTTGTGATTCCATTTTTGGATTTACGACCTTGTTCGATAAACCAGTCTGATTGCCAACTTGTTATATTATCAATGACTAAATTGTCATATTCTTTGATAAGTTCTGGTAGTTCTGTCAAGAATTCGGTCATAAAGTCGCTAGGGTGCGTCCTGTCAAATTGGATAATATCAATGTTTTCGTTTCCGGCAATCGTTTTAGACGAATGGTCCATGTCTAAAATCAGTGTCTTGCCTTTTAAATAATTAGTTAAGTAAGTTTTCCCGTTTCCGGGTTTACCATAGATTAATATGCGCCAATTATGGGTTTTTGTAATTTCTGTCGCTTTAGTAATCTTCAATGTCTAATCCCTCCAAAAAGTTCGGTAAATTTATCATCGTAATCAATCATTTTTCTAATATCTTCTTCTTTCCCAATTATTAATTCTTTAAAAATAGGAGTATCAAAAATGTCTTCGTATTTTTTTAAAACATCATCAATTGCCTTGTACATATCGGCTTTAAATTCTTCTTTGAGTGGTGATTCTTTTAACATTAATCTTGTATCAAACATGCCACCGCGTCGATCTTCAAACTCAAATTCAACAGATGGTTTACCTTTTTTGTTTACATAAATTCTCATTTTCTATCCAAGTCCATTTCTATCGCTTCGAGTGTGCTATTAATATCTGTAAGGGACCATCCTTGGTAAATAGCTAAAGATATCTTATGTACTTTTTTATCATCAAATTCAGGCCATTTTTCTTTGACACATTCTTCAATAGTATCAATTAGTTTAATCTGACCATTGATATACTTTTTCATACCTTCCATTAAATTTCTCCTAAAATCTGATTGATTGTTTTAGCGTTCATACGAATTTGTTCGCTTGACGTTTCATGTCGATTAGCTGATAGTAACTGTTCAATCAATTCTCTTCTAATTTCACTTTTCCATTCATTAATAAGCGATAATTCATCTTCAATGTTTAGATAAGTTACACGACCTTCTTCGTCTTTAATACAGTAGCCACGCTTAGCATCTCTCCAAATATATTGTTTAACTGTATTTTCCGTAAATCCAAGCTTTTCTGAGGCTTGCCGTTGAGTTGATTCAGGATTTTCTTTAAAAAAATCACGCATGATTTCAATTTTTGTTTTCATTTAAAATGACCTCCATATCCTCTAAATACTTGCTATCATCACCATTTGTGCGGTAGTTTCGCATGGCTATCAATATCTGATTAAGCTTGTCGTCCATACTGTTTCCTCATATAGGCATCAAATTCGGCCCACTGCTTTTCAGATGATGCTCTAAGCGTGTCGTGCTTAATCGGTTCCTGTTTTTTTGGTTTTGCAAAAATAAAATCTAATAATTTCATGTTGTTTCTCCTTTTTCATATCCACTGGTCCGTAAAAATCTATTAACATCTGCTAGGTCATATAGTACTTTCCCGTTTTCTGATGACCTTTTAAAGTTAAATTTCCCTTGTTCTCTCCACTGGGTCAATTTAGTTCGCCCCCATCCAGTTTCTTTTTCTAGCCGCTTCATGGTTATCCATTCAATAGACTTGGCGTTTTTGGTCTGCGCTATTTTTATCGCTTCCATATTTAGAGCGATTAAATCTTCAAGCAGTTTTTTTCTAAACTCAGGTCCAAATATTTCAATGGCCATAGTTTTTCCCTCTCTCTTATGTTATAATTAAGTAAATTAAAATTTGTTTTGAGTCCGATTGCCGTCGGACTTTTTTTGTTATCTAAATTCGTCTAAGCTGACACCTAAGACATCGGCAATTTTAACGACATCATCAAATTTCAATGATTTTTTTCTTCCTTTCTTTAGATCAATCAAGCAATTTTGGTTCAATCCAGCCTTTTGTGACAGTTCATATTTGGTCATTTTTTTCTCAATTAATAGAGCTTCGATTTTACCCCACATAATTCCTCCTAAGCACAACATGTAGTTGTTGATAACTTTTTATATACAATATATTGATTTTTCAATATAGTCTTGATATAATATTCGTATGATTCAACAAGATCTCTCGAGAGACCTCTACTCTTCTAATCTTGTTTAGTCAAATAAGCAAGAAAGGAGATTAATTATGGATACAAAAGAATTTATGAAAGTTGTCTCAAAACATATCAACCAAAATTTCAATGTTGACAACCAATTAGTTGAATTTGTCGTTGCGGAACTTAATCAAATGAATGCACCTATTACACAAAAGCAAGCTCAGCATATCGTTAATATTTTGGAGTATGTCTCTAAGTCAACCTCTAAATCTACTATCGCAGCTATGACAAATGCATTGTTAGAGCTTGGCGTACTTAAGGGAGATTGATGCAATCAACTTTACCGGTTTTTATCAGTTCAGGGTCTATCTTATGATAGGCTCTCTTTTTCTCTCCGCTATACGGATATCGTTTTGGTCTCATGTGCTTCCTTTCTGTTGTATAATGTAGTTATCCTATTAGGAAGGAGGGTAACTAAATGAATTTAGAAGAATTAACTCCTCTATTGAATAGTATTGATGATTTTGAAACTGTTATTTTACATAGTCTTGTCGGAGACTTTGTTATTGATCATTGGATTGAGCCTAATCGCAAAAATGAAACTCTCATTTTCATGCACAATGACCAAACAACAGAATTAAAATTATCAGCTATTCTCGGAACTTCCACTATTCCTAAGTCCCTCTAGCAAATTGCGGACTTTTTCGGAACGTTTGCCTGCATATTTTGATTTTCCGAGTCTCCAACTTAGTAGGCGATGTTCCTCTTCTGATAAGTAACCTGCTCTTTGTAGCAGGTTTTTTGCTATCTTCCATGGAATCACTACATCTACTTCATCCATGTTTATTACCATTTCTTCAAGTTCTTCTAGTTTGTTTTCTATTTCGTTCATATGTGTCCTTTCTATTTTGGTATAATTAAAATAAAAACGATTGGAAGAATAAAAATGGAATTATTTAATACAATTATCGGCGTCATTGCGCTAATTGTTGCTGTGATTGCTCTTGTTCACTCTATCTACTACAACATGGTTAAGATAAAATTATCTGATTGTTACATTTCAAGAGTAGATAAAGGTTACGATTGGATGTATGATTTTAGTATCAGTAACTTATCGAATGTTTCAGTCATTATTAAAAAAATTGAACTTTACAACAAAGATGGAAAACTAATAAGCGATAATGGCTTCAATCCCTTTCAAAAATACGAAGCTGACATGCAGAATGAAGCTGATGATTATTATGGATTGTCAATGCCGAATTATTATATGCCATTAGATTACCAATGGGAGTCATCGCCATTTAAGTCAGATACTGAAGTATATCCATCTAGTCGAGAAAATTTCTCTTACTATTTAGATGAAAAGCCAGTTAAAATCAAAATCACAACTGATAAGCGTATTCATCAATTCCGAAAATATCAGTTATTCTTTCCCCATTTTGACAATAATAGTTAAGATAGCGATATTCGTTAATAAAATTAAGATAAGTGCTGCCGTTAGGAGCATTTTTCTTTTATCCTTTCTAGTGTTGTACACTTTATCTCGTTTTGAGATATTTTTGTTTAAAAAAATAATTCACTCTCTGAAACATTAAATTTTTGAGAAATGATAGCCATTTCATAATCTTTAAAAGGCTGTAAACCATCTTCTTTCTCAGAGTAACCTTTTCTATTTTTTAAACCAATTAAATCAGCCATATACATTTTTGTGTACTCACGTTTTAAACGTTCTTCTCTTAAACGCTTTTTAGGTTTGAGATGTTCCTGTTTTAAACGTTGTTTTTTCGTCATTCCCCCACCTCCTTTCTATCTGTTTTTAGTTCCTCCAATCTGCTATAATATGGGCAGAAAGGAGGTGAATGTGATGTTTGACTATTTCAAACTTTATATAATTGTCTTGGAAACCTTCGTGGAAACCAAACCAGACGACGCTTATAGCTTATTTGATAATCTAAGTCTTAACAGTGAATTTGTAAAATTCTCTAAAGACTTAGATAAAAACATTGTAATATCAGGCACTTTAGAAGTAATTGATAATTTACTTGATGATTGCTTGATAAAAGGAAAACGTCGCCCAACAAAAGATATTACTTTCTATTTTTTCGATGGCGTAACAACAACTGGTTACTTATATCTTCAAAGTCTTAAAGATAATAATTTTTCGAGCCGTTTAAAGAATGTCCTTAAAGAAGAAGGTATCCCTCTTACACCAACTTCTATCACAAGGACTATCGCCAAACTAACCTTGTGATTTTGTAAAACTCTTGGCAATTATGGAAAGTGTTACTTCAACATAGCCATCGCCAAGGGTTTTTGTCTTTACAGAATCTTCAATAACATAATGAATCCTTTTATCATCTATTAAGAACTGATTATCGGTTTCAATGACGTTATGAAGCTTCGGCGCTGGATAATTTTTTTGGCTATACGGATATTTTTTGGGGCGCATCTATTCCACCCCCTTTCTGTGGTATAATTTAAATAAAATGATTGGAGAAAATCATGGATTTATTGAAAAATACCAATTTTTTAATTCCGTTAATTTCAGCAATAGTCTCTGTTTCTTCTATTTTTATAAGCAATTGGCTTGGTTATAGAAGTCAAATCAGGAAATTAAAATTTGATGAAGAAAAAGAAATATACCTAACCCTCTATGTACCGTTAATAAAATGGATGAATTCGCAATCATTCAATAACAAAAGTTATTATTGGCTAGTGGCGTTCCCTAGATATACAACAAATGCACAAGATTTTCTGACAGGCTTGTTGTTAAAAAATTTTGAAAAATTACCAGTATCAGTTGCTATGAGATACTCTGAATACACCCTAAATTCTGCAACCTCTTTACATTTTTATCGTAACACCGAATACGATTATGATTATGAAACATTTGCCAAAAAAGCATCTGAATTATTTGATCTCATTATTGAACAATTGCTAACAGAAGGGACAATATTATCCCAAAAGCTAAGCTTACCAAACTTATCCAAATCCACTTTAGAGAACTTTTTGGCGGACAAGAAAAACTATATCGGTCCCAGATTTTTATCACTAGAAACCCATAACAAACCCCTAAGACCTGAAAGACCACTGCCATTTTAACTCCCCCCTTTCCGCCCCTTGTGGGCTTTTTATTTTGTAATAAACCAAGCTGCTAACCAAGTGATACCACCTAACACCAACAGCGCTGGCAATAAGCCACCTTCAAATTCGATGCTTGTTTTTTCTTTGCCGTCACGACTGGCAAACGTGTATTCTAAATCGCCAAACATTAGTTTTTTCCAATTCATTTTGTGCCTCCTAAAAATGTTATAATCAACTTATCCTAGCGGAAAGGAGGATAAGCTAATGAAAATTTCTAATTCAAAAGATTTAGCTCTCGCTATTGTCGCTTCTTCTAGCCCTACTTTGTCTATCGAAGATAAAATCAAACTTTACGAAGACTCTGTGGAAGCTATTAAGAAACATAATTTACCTTTCGTTGAAGCCGAAAAGCAGGAACAAATCAATAATGGTAAAGTTATAGCCGAAGCTCTTGAGCGTGGCGAGTCATTGTTTGGATAAATAGTCACCAATTTCGAGGAACCCTTTAGCAAGCTCGCACCTTGTTAAGGGGTCTTCTTCGTTTGTGAAGTCTCGCAAAATTTGCATATGCATATCTTTTAGCACTCCGATGAACTTTTCATTTCGTTCTCTCATAACCTCTCCTTTCATTCTTGCGGAGATACAGCCAATGTGCTAAACTAAACTTACCCCGTTAGGGGGAGAGGGCTTCTTAGCCCTCTAATTATCCTCACCACTCTATTGAGTAGTGAATCTTAAGCTTAAACCAAAGAATCTTGATTTCGACTTCTAGTTCTTTGTGTTTAGGCTTTTTGTTTAGCCTAGACTTCATCAGCTGTACCTACTTTCATTTTTGCTTAATCCCTTAAGCTTGATTATAGTATATCTCAAAACGAGATATTTTGTCAACTATTTTTTATCTCTTTTTGAGATTTTTTTATTTACTTTTTTGTTTCTTGATGTTATATTTATAGTAGAGAAAGGAAAAATATTATGAATATTCTCGGAAATTCTATCAAAGAAATTCGAAAATCCAAAAAAATGACCCAAAAAGAGTTAGCAAAACTAACTGGATTTAAACAAAATACAATTTCTAATCACGAAAATGGTAATAGACAACTTGACGAAGTAGATATTCGAAAATATGCTAAAGCACTGAAAATAGAGCCACAACAGCTTTTTGACTATTCCTCTTCTCCCACAAACCCCCAAGTTGAACTCATCCCATCTACCCTACAAAAAATAAACTCTACTTCTTCTCAATTAGAACACAGTAGACAGATAATTGTTTTAGATACAGCTGAGACTTTATTGGAACAACAGAAAGAAATTAAAAACAACGAAGATACTATTGCCGAATTATTTTCTTACAACTACTACGACCACGCAGCTTCAGCTGGTACAGGTCAGTATCTAAATGATGTACAAGTAGAAAAAATTGAGTTACCAGTCGATTATGACGCAGACTTTGTTATCCCTGTTTATGGTGATTCCATGGAACCGAAGTATCACTCTGGGGATTATGTATTTGTTAAGCTATCCGTAGAGCTTACAGATGGCGATATAGGCGTCTTTGAATACTATGGTGACGCTTATATCAAACAGTTGCTTATAAACGCTGAAGGGGCGTTTTTACACAGTTTAAATCAATGCGGTGATTATCCAGATATACCGATAGATAGAGATAGCGACTTTAGGATTATTGGTGAAGTTATGGGGAGTTATAGGGAGAGATAGGCAGGAGCAGAAATGGATAGTAAAGCATTGAATAAACAAAATTTAAGCCGTAGCAAGAAAATTCTGTTGAATATCTCTGATAATCCGAAAAATCCCAAATTTTACAAATTATCAAGACAAGAACTCGAGCGCGCTAAAATTTTTAAAACAGAAAACTTAATTAAATCTCAAAAATATCAGAGATACAAACGAGGAACTATCGTCTTTATTCATTTTGGAGTAAATATCGGCAATGAATTTTCCGATTCGCACTTTGGGATTGTGCTGAATAAAAAAGATCATCCCAATAACGGAAAGCTAACTATCTTACCGCTAACATCAAAAAACTCTAAAGAGAGTCTGTCAATTAACAAAGAGATTTTTACGAGCATAATGGATGATGCCGAAAAAACAGTTCAAACAGTTCAAAATGTGCTAAACCTAACAACTGAAGTAGAACGGATACACCACTCGTTACCAGTTCCCCCAGCGTTTTTTCAGATTAAAAAAGAAAATAAATATCATGATATATGGATGAAATATTACAATAGGCATGACCCTAAAGGGATTCATGTGCCCGTAGCAAACATTACCGTCCGAAAATGGATACAATCAGACTTAGACAAAATTAACTTCCTCAAAAAAAGATATGCAAATTATGACAAGGTGTCCTACGCCAAGCTGGACTCAATCACTTCTGTCAGTAAACTAAAAATCGCTAAACCAATTAACGATCTTGACCCTGTCGGAAAAATAACATTGTCTAAAGAAATCATGGACAACATTGATAAAGCTCTCGCAAGGCAGTTATTATCTGGCCAGTGGGGGAAACTTGACAATTAAATATCACTATGTTAGAATTAAGGTGTAATCTTGGTAGCCTCGCTACCACTGAAACATTATTTTGGAGTGTCCAACTCCACTGTGAGCGCCTGTTTTCGAATAAGCGCTCTTTTTTGTTTTAAAAAAATAAAAAAGCCCCACGCTCTCAAAGTTTGGCGACTCTGAGCGTGAGGCAAGACAGTATAAGAAACAACCATTAAAAAGGTCATTTTCTTGTACCTATTTTATCAAATTGAAAGATGGTATGCAATGAAAATTAAATCATATAAAAAGGAAAATGGTGAAACTGCTTATAAATTTCTTTTGTATGCCGGTTATGTTAATGGAAAGAGAAAATATATTAGGCGAGAAGGTTTCAAAACTAAGCAGGCTGCAAGGGAAACCTTAATTAGTTTGCAAGCTGAACTTGATAAACCTAAATCAAGTATGACGTTTGGTGTGTTAACTAAACAATGGCTAAACGAATATGAAAAAACTGTCCAGGGCAGTACCTACTTAAAAACAGAAAGAAATATTAATAAACATATTTTGCCAAAACTTGATAAAGTGAAGATTGGAGACATCAACCCACTACTTATCCAGCGGCTTACTGAAGAATGGTGCAACGATTTAAAATATGGAGGAAAAATTCTTGGGCTTGTTAGGAATATCTTAAATCTAGCTGTTAGATACGGATATATCAATAACAATCCAGCTTTGCCAATTACACCTCCAAAAATAAAAAGGAAAAGAAAAATGAATAATAATTTTTATACACTTGATCAACTTAAACAATTCCTTGAACTAGTTGAAAAAACTGACAACATTGAAAAAATAGCCTTGTTTAGATTATTAGCATTTACTGGAATACGAAAAGGGGAGCTTCTGGCACTAACTTGGGATGATTTGAATGGTAATACTCTATCAATTAATAAAGCTGTCACACGTACTCAAGTTGGACTAGAAATAGATGTTACGAAGACAAAATCGAGCGATAGATTAATCAGCTTAGATGATGAAACTTTGGAAATTTTACAAGAACTTCATGAAACTTTTCCTACTTCTACTCTTATGTTCCAATCTGAATCAGGTGGAATTATGACGCCAAGTTTACCACGAAAATGGCTATTGCAAATTATCAAAGGGACAGACTTACCACAAATCACAATTCATGGTTTCAGGCACACTCATGCAAGCTTACTTTTCGAATCAGGTCTATCCTTGAAACAGGTGCAACATAGGTTAGGGCATGGAGATTTACAGACAACTATGAACGTATATACTCACATCACGCAATCGGCAATTGATGACATTGGAACTAAATTCAATCAATTTGTTACTAACAAGCAACTAGATTGACAACTAATTCTCAACAAACGTTAATTTAACAACATCCAAGTAACTCCCACCGGCTCCATCAATGCTTACCGTAAGTAATCATAACTTACTAAAACCTTGTTACATCAAGGTTTTTTCTTTTTGTCTTGTTCATGAGTTTCCGTTATCCCTATAGCCATACCATCACGCTGACCGATACTCCATCAATACTACTCAAAACCTTGTCATATCAGAGCTTTTTGACCATTTTTTTCATGAATATCTAAAAAAAAGAATCAAAATAGTACTAAATTCCCCATAGCACATGCGTTATGGGGAATCATAGCTATATCTTGTTTATAATTTATGATATAATACAGCAAAAATAGTTTAGGAAATAACATATGACAAAAAACACTTACTAACACTTCTTCTCATCTCTTTTTTTACTAGCTTTTTGGTAGCTTGTTCAACAACGAAAGATAAAGAGCCTCAACCGTCTGATTCAGAAATCATTACTCCCCGACTACACCAAGCCGCTCATCAAGATAAACGCGCTAACTTTGAAAAAATTAAACTTGCGACTGTTGATTCCTCATTTACAGGAGGAACAAGCCTTGAAGAACTTATTTCACTCTTTGGAGAGCCTAGCCAACATGATCCAAAAACAGCAGGCGAAGTAACAATCGACGCTTATACTTGGCAGTTTGATCAAGTTACTCTCACTGTTAATCTTTATCAAAATAGTAGTATTGTTAAAACCATCTCTAATTTTACCTTTGCAAGAGAGTTAGGCTTATCGCAAAAGGAATACCAACAATTACAAAAAGGAATGTCTTATGAAGACGTTAAAAAGATCTTAACAGAACCTGATAATTATAGCCAAGCGTCATCTAGTGATCATCAAACTTTGCAAGCGATTTGGGTTAGTGGCTTAAAGACAGATACAAGCGGAGCTAATATTTCTCTCGTTTTTGAAAATAATCAGTTAACAGAAATGTCTCAGGTAGGACTTGAAGAATAA